CTTCCTTGTTGTTCAATTGCAAGTCTTTGTACGACTTCGTTATAACTTTTTTCGTACTGTGCAAGTAAATCATAAGGTCCTTTGAGAAATTTAAAAGCCTCAATAAGACAAGCATATAATAATACTTGTGGCGCATTTGTACTAACCCAACTTGTCGTGTTAGTTGCGGAAAGCCCTGTTTCATTACGATTCAAAGCTAATTCTATGTTATAAGCAAGATTAGGAGTTGGCGCAAGGTAAATTGTGTTTTGATCCCACATTGCATAATATCTAGGTTGACCTGTAGATGTTCTATTAGGCCAATATTCATTCATATAAGACACATCTTTTTGAAGTAATCTTATTCTTTCATTAGCACTAGCTCCTGTAGTTTGGTAAATAGATGCATAACGAACAAAAGCCATAGTTGTTGGTGTAGCTCCAGGAAGTGCAACAAAAGGATTTGATGCTGTTAAAGTAGCAAACTCGTAAGCTCTAAATATATCTAAATCAACTTCTCTAAATATACGCAGTTCTGCTTGACTAATAAAATCATTTACTACTGTAGTCGTTAAAACATCACTAGATGTTTCTGTATAACTTCTTATTTGATCTACTAATTCAGAATATGTTGTCATGATACACTCACTGTTACGGTACCTAATCTGCTAATAACTCTTGTGTCTTGATTAGCTTGAGTTGTATTTGATAAAGGTCTCATTGTTCTTACTTGAACTGTTTCCATAGCTCCTGGCGCTGGAATAGGATTAAATTGTTGTATAGTTTGCATTTCGGTGTCAAAACTATTTTGCGATATACCTAAAGATATACCTGTAGTATTACCATTAATTCCTGTTACAGGATTAACATCACTAATACCACTTAAAGGTACAGTAACACTAACTACTTGTGGTTTAGCATGTGATAAAGATTGAGCATCTGTTGGATGATTAGTTGGATTTAATAAAGGAGACTTAGGTTCAAATTCTGATTGATGAACCCATGCTCCTGTCCATTCCTGAACCATTTCGTCATAAGGATAAGCAAAGCCATCACGATCTGAAATTCTTAATGCAAATTTACCTGATGAATATCTTCCCATTAATAACCTCCTCCTACTAAACCAACTTTTGGAACAAAACGAGAGCTAACATTTTCTCTATTAGTGTCAGCAGCTCTTCTAAATTCTTCTTCATAAACACCTTTTAACATCATTACTCTGTCAGGTGCATATTTCATAGAAATATAATAAGCTAAACCTGCTGTTAGACATGGTAAAAAAGAAAAAGGTATTTCATTATTATTTGTGTAATCACCAGAGTCTTTCATTCTAAGCATTGCATAATAAACTACTGTGTAAGCTGCATCAGCTGCGGGATATAAAAATAATTTAGGATTAATTGTTTTTTCAAAATAAAATTGAGTTGGTCTGCCACCAGAAGTTTTAACGGTGTAATTTAAATATGTAGATCTACTAATAGGAGAACAAGAATATTCATTATTGCTTGAATCCCGAATTACAACATCTGTTATTTCTATAATTTGAGAAGCATCGGCAGCCGCTGCTCCATACAAAGCAGTTCCACTTAATTCAATAGTATTAGCAGCAAGAGCTGCTGTTTGTTTTTGTATTGTCCAAAGATTAAGTCCTCTATTAGACCATTCCGCTAAAAGAAGATTTAAAGAACGACGAGCGGTTTTAAGTTGGTACCCAGTACGATCTTGCAAACCGCATCGTTCAAAAGCCTCTTCAACTATTTCATCTATAGAAAAATCAAAGTTTGCTGTGGGAGCATAAGTTGGCATTATTTGTTAATCTTGCCTTTTTTACGAGCCTTACTTCCAAATTTACCATAAGATTCATTTCTACTAGCAGTTAATTGTTTTTTAGTTCTTTTCTTTTTAACTCTCATAGCAATAGATTCATCTTTACGATCTTTATATCCTTGTTTCTTTTTCTTTTTAACCTTACCACCTTTTTTCATTCCAGGCGCAGTCATTAGTTCAGTAGGCATACGCTTACCTCTTTCACCAACACCATAACCTCTTGAATACATCATGTCACCAGTACGGCCACCCATGTTCATGTTTACAGGTTCCCCCATAGCCATTCGTTTATGTTGATTAATAGCGTCGCCACCGTTAGCCATTTTTTTAACGGTGCCGCCACCTCTCATTCTAGCAGTTTTTTTAACAGTGCCACCACCCATCATCTTAGCAACTCCACCTTTAGCCATTTTTTTCTTACCCATCATGATAGACCTCCATTGATCTTTTTGTATTTTTCTTGTCTAGATACAACGACGTCTCGATAGTATCCTTTAGGCCATTGACTATAATAGCCTTGTTTATGCAATTTATCAGAAGCTTGCTGTAATTGCGAGAACTTTTGTACTAGCATCATAGAATATTTATAATCGGGATAATCAGGCGTTTCCCCTATTTCATCAGTAGGAGAAACTAAAAATTCCTGCTCATCTACGGTTGCTGGATTGGAGGGGTGAAAACTCATAAAATAGATATCTTTTCTATTATACCATTCATTGTAATCTTCTGTAGCTAAATGCAATTCATCAGGAGAATAACTGTAATAAGGATCGCAGAATATTAATATATCTTTTTTTGAAAAATCTAAATTTTTAATACAATCATTCAACTCTTTCTTGTAAGTGCTGTGTTTAGTTTTAACGGCAATCCAAACTTTATTATCAGCCCATGCTTTTTTAGCAAAGGGACAAGCAGGAACGCCACCTAAGTGTATATTAGATACCTCTAAAAAGTTTTTAGACCAAAGTCTAACGTCTTCTATTATATCTTGCCTTGACGGTTGTATTTTTTCCATGTCAATCTCTTTCTTTTATTCTTAGGTCTTGATTTGTTTGAGTGACCAATACTCGTTCTTTTTTTAGTAGGTGTAAAATATTCGTTGTTAGGAAGTTTAACAGCCATTACTTCATTTGTGATAAAGGATTAGCAAGAGTTAGTTTAATTTGTTTATCAATACTTTCTTGTAATTCTTTCATCTTTTCTTCTAAATCAGATTGTAATTTTGACATATCTTCTTCTATTGTATCTACGGTAATTTTTAAATCTTTTGAATTATCTCTAGCATCTTCTTTAACTTGTTGCTCTACATCATTAACAATTTTCTCTACTCTTCTTACATCTTGCCGAAGGTCGTTTTTGAGTTCGTTTGCCACATCACTTACTAAGCGGATTTCTGACATCATCATTTCCATTTCTTGCATTATCATTTCAACTTCTGTTTGTATCAGCTCTGTTTTACTTTTCATTTCTTCTTTAGTTAAAGCAATAGTTTTATCAAACTCTGAAAGGTCAGGAGCTACATACGATGAAATAGAATCTTTCATATTGAGGTAGTCTTTGTAAAATTCAAACACGCCCCACGCACCACCAAGTAAAGTACCAAGTGCTGTAAGAACTACGAATATTTTTCCGCCCTTGAATTTTAAACCCGCAAATTCCATTTCTGCCATGGCTATTCCGAAATTTGTTGCCATTGTTGCATTATCATCTCATCCATTAATCCATCACTTCCTGCAAACAAAAAATATTGAGCTATGTTATTAGTTGTTAACTCAGCATCAGGTATTACGTTATCTGTAAAAAATCCTTCTATGTCGTTAAGACTTTGTTGACTATCAAAGAAAGATTTAGAGTTTCCTAACACTTGCATTACAATTAATGTTTTTAACTGATTTGCTGAGTCATATCTACCCTTATCACCCATCTTCTTTAATATTTTTTTAGCAGCAACTTCTTTTTTAGCCTCTTCTTTTTTTACCTCGTCTTGATCCTTATCCTCTGGTTCTTCCATATCTTCTTCGCTATCTTCATTTTCTTTAGCCTTTGATACGCTCTCTTGCGGCCCAGGCTCTTCTTCCGCATCAGCTTCAGACTCTTTAGTATCTTCTTTAGTAGGTTCATCTTGTACCTCCTCTTGTTCTGGTTCAGAAACTTCTGGTTCTGGTTCAGGTTCTGGTTCATTTACTTCTGGTTCAGGTTGCGTTTCTACTTCTGGTTCCACTATCTCTGGTTCTGGCATTTCCATTTCCATTTCCATCTCCATTTCAATTTCTGTTTCTACACTTGCCATTTCTATTTCAGGCATTTCTATTTCCATTTCTGGTATTTCTATTTCCATAACAGGCATTTCCATCTCCATTTCAATTTCTACCATTTCATAGGAAACTTGATCGTCTGGTTCTTGTATAGGTTCTATTTCTATCTCTCCACCTGGTTGTTCAACAAAATCATTATGATCAATAATATTATCTACAATGTCTATAATTTCTGTTTCTGTACTACCTCCGTAAGCAACCCACATTTCTACACTTGTTATTGAATTTTGTACTATCGTATTGATAGTGTTATAGAGCACATTAATTGAGATTGAATCCCACAAGGGTCCTATGGCAAGATTAATATCTCTACCTCCAATTTCTATTGTTAATGATGTTATAGTGCCTGCAAAATCAAAACCACTTTCATATGTTTGATAACCACTATCTACACCTGATTCTGATAATATGTCTGTACCACTAAATACACTTGTGGATCCGTCTTTACCTGTAACATGTAAATAAATTCTATCTTCTGAATCTTGTTTATCAACTTCAATTGAGTAATTGGTTCTGCCTCCATATTGTATATCTAATGAAGATATATCAACTGTTTGTATAAACGTGGTTCCCATTCCTTCCACGCCCATTGTACTTGTACTATTTCCGCTCCCTGTAATTTGTGCACACTTATCTGGACCTAGATTATAGCAACCACTACCTGATGGCATGCTTGCAGGCCCTTGGCCTCCCCAATCTTGGTCAGCATCGCCTTCGTATCTAGGCTGTACAAAACCATTATCACCATCAAGTATATCACCTGAATCTACATTACTAACTGTATTTGTTGTGGTTGTCGTATCGGTTGTCGTTGTTACAGTATATCCATCTGCTTCATACTCTATTGTTTCTGTAACTACTTCATCTATTATCTCTTCAATAGTAGGAGTGCATAGTCCAACTGTATCTGTTGAACAATCTACAGCTTTACTAGAAAAGGATAGGAATACCGATATACATAGCC